GAGTATGACGGCGGATCAGTCGGTCAGTGGAACGCCGCAAGCGTCGACGGGCCGCTACGGGCTTTAGAGTCGCTTGTTCAGCACATAGCAGGGACGACTCGCACCCCGCAACACCTCTTTCAGATAATGGGAGGCGCACCCAGCGGCGAAGCTCTGAAGACAGCCGAATCAGGACTCGTCAACAAAGCGAAACAACGTATGGTGAACTTCGGCAATGCGTGGGAAGACTGCATGTCGCTGGCGTTGAAGATTCAGACAGCATATGGATCAGCACTTGCTGGACTTGCGGCAAAGCCCGACGAAGCAACTGTCGAAGCGACGTGGGACGATCCTGAAACGCGCAACGAGCAAGCGCACATGGAAGCACTGAAATCGAAAGCAGAACTAGGCGTGTCGAAGCATCAGATATGGCGAGAGTTAGGCTACGACCAAGAACAGATTGAGCAGATGGACACAGACGGCGCGCAAGAGCGAGCGAACGAGACGAACATCGGCGCAGAGATACTTCGCAACTTCAACGCTGGTGAGATTTAATGCCGCCGCCTGAAGCACAAGAAGCGGTGGAGAACTTCGCGCGTCTGTTAGCCGCGCAAGACAGAGCCGCATCCGCACAAGTAGTTCGTGCATATGCGCCAGTCTATCGACGACTTCAGCAAGACACGATTGCGCTTGTTCGACTCGCACAGACAGAAGGACTGAAGCCCTGGCAAGTCATGCGTCTAAAGCGATTTAGAGACTTAGAGCGTCAATTCTTACGCAGTGCTTCTCAGTTCGCAGAACAAGCCGCAGAGAGCGTCACAGCGTCACAGAGAGCCGCCGTAGGTTTAGCGCGACAAGCGACAGAGCAAACAGTCGCATCAGCACTGCCGCGAGGCATCACGATGGACAACTTGGCACGTCTCGGTCTGGGATGGAATCGTCTGCCCGCTGATGCTTTCGCGAACTTCGTCGGGATCTCAGGTGACGGACAGCCCGTGGGACGCTTACTTGCAGAGCTAGGAACAGATGCCGCGCCGCAAGTGCGCGCCGCTATCGGTGAAGGGATCGCACTAGGCAAAGGCCCAGGCCCGACAGCGCAACTCGTCAGAGTCGCGGCAGGCATGCCCTTATCTCGCGCTCTGCGCATCACTCGCACTGAAACGAATCGAGCATATCGAGAAGCGACACGTCTGCAATACGCGAACAATTCACAAGTGGTAAACGGTTACCGAAGACATGCTGACAAAGGCGAAGATACTTGTCTCGCTTGCATCGCATTAGATGGCGAGCTATACGCACTCGACGAGCCGTTGAACGAACACCCGAACGGGCGATGCGCTCTTGTTCCTAACGTTCTTGATTATCAAGACCTGGGTCTTGATTTACCACCGACACCGCAACCAGCAACAGCGCGGGACTGGCTTCGCAGTCAACCCGCATCAAAGCAACGCGACATCTTAGGGACGCGACGATACGACGCGATTCAATCAGGTCAGATTGACCTTGAAGATTTAGCGACAGTCCGAAGCAGTCGCGTTTGGGGTGATGCCGCTGTGGTCAAACCTATTTCAGAACTTGGAATCTAAAACGGAGGAGCAAGATGCAAGCAGAACTTGACGGCAAGATTCTAGCAGTGACACGACACAGGCGGGGCGTAATGTGGTGCCCGTTCTGTGACCGCAGTCGACAAGATAATGGCGGGGAACAATTCTGCGACGGATGCAATGCTAAATTCACCGACGAAGTCGCAGAGGTAGTCGGCGAAGTCGCACCGCGTCGCCGGGGTCGTTCAGCGGAAGTTGCTGATCCCGATCCTGAGCCAGACGAAGTTCCAGAATAGATGGAGTGCTTCAGATGCGGATCGGGAGATTTACCGCTCGCATCATTGTGGCCCGCAGAGCGCGAGAACTACGCTGTCGCAGGGATCGTCATGCGTCAGTGCATGAACTGCGGCTTAGAACAGAATCACTGTGGACATGACGAAGTCTTGATACCCGCAGATGCGGCAAAAGAAGCACCAAGGAGAAGACGTGCCGAATAAAGATAAGGGTGGCAAGAGTAGCAATTACAGCAAGCCCAAGGGACGAGTAAAGAAAGGCCCGCCGAAGGATCGTCGTCTGCGCGGAAATAAATTGTCCCGATCCGCCTAGCGCGCTGATCCGTTTTTTGGTACAAGAGATTTACCGCTACCCAGCGGGGATAAGTAGGGGAGGAGAAAATGGTCACAGAAAATACGGAACCCGTAGAAGATGGGGCGCAAACGCAACAAGCTGAAGTCGTTGAGGCTCCAGCAGAATCGCCTGCTGAGAAGACCTTCTCGCAAGAGGAAGTCAATCGCATGATGGGGCAGGCGCGGCGCGATGCTCGCAGTCAGTTCTCGGACTATAGCGAGTTGAAAACGCGATCCGAAAAACTAGGCGAACTGGAGCAAGCACAACTGTCAGAAGCGCAACGCTTAGAGGCTCGCGTCGCAGATGCAGAGAAGCAAGCGAGCGACGCACAACAACAAGTCTCCCAAGCGATGATTGCCTCTGAGGTAAAAGTGCGAGCCACCCAGATGGGAGTCGTCGATCCCGACGCGGCGTTCGTATTACTAGATAAGAAGAACGTCACATACAACACGACTGACGGTGTTGCGGGAGTCGAAGATGCCCTCACCCAGCTTCTTGAGGATAAGCCGTATTTACGGTCAGGAAATCGAACGCCGAATCTCAATCCTGAGACGGGACAAGCAACGCCACCGATGCGCTTAACAGCGGATCAGCGGGAAGCCGCTCGTTTGATGGGACTGACTGACGAAGAATATTCACAGGGACTCTAATCTTTAAATCGGGGATAGAACCCGTAGGAGATAATCATGGCCGCAAATGGTTTTGAATGGCGATACAACATCAGCGGCGGACGGCCTCTGATCCTGACTTTCTTGATGAAAGACACAGAGACTTTGACGCGCGGGGACATGCTCAATATCGAATCTGGTGAAGTTGACCTGATGGTGACAACTGACCTTGCCGCCGCTGGCGTCTTCGTCGGCCCAGAGAATCCAGACGATGCGACAGACGGGAACCCCGGTAAAGTATCGGGAACTGACTCGACGACGATTGTGAAAGTTATCGTCAATCCCGATGCTGTCTATGCAGATCCGAACGACACGAGCGCACGACTGGCTGGCGCACTGCTTGATATATCAGGCACAACTGGCGCGCAGACTCTTGCCGCCGCGTCCAACAACGAGTTCGTGGTAGTGGAAAGGAAGCGTCAGTCTTCGGATGAGACACGCGTTCAATTCACCGCACCGACTCACTATCTTTCCAAGGTTCAATAGGGAGGGCTAGATGCCTCTGACAAGTGGCAATTTTGCAGACTTGTTGAAGCCCGGCCTCAAGCGCATCTTCGACATAGGGATGAGTCGTCCGCGACCCATCATGGAGATGCTCTTTGGCGTCGAGTCTTCGACACGTTTCGAAGAACAATATCAAGGCATGGGAGCGCAGGGCATCGTCCCACCGTTCGATGGGACGGTTCCATACTTCGACTACGATGCGGGTTATCGGACGGACATCCGCAATTATGAGTTCGCAATGGGAACTCAGATTGAACGGCGGCTCGTCGACGACGACCAGTACAACCAAATCAATCGTCGCGCTTCCAACATGGCTGACAGTTTCAACATCACTGTCGAAACTGATGCGGCAAACGTCTTCATCAATGCTTTCACTGATTCGGGGACGAACCGCATGGGTGCATCGACTAACGGAGCAGACGGCGTCGCTCTGTTAAGCACTGCGCATCCATACAGCCCTGCGAATACAGGCACGACTCAAGCGAACGAAGCAACGCTCGCGCTGACTATCGACAACCTCGATACGACTCGCCAAGCGATGCGCAACTTCACTGACGACGCTGGTCAGCTTCTTGGTGTGAACCCTGACATGCTTCTTGTGCCGCCCGAACTGGAACGCACTGCGACGCAGATTGTCAGCGAGCGCGCCATCTACGAACCCGGATCAGCACAATACGACGTGAACATGTTCAGCGGGCGTTTCCGTCCCGTCGTGTGGGATCGTCTCACTGACAGCAATGCGTGGTTCCTCATTGACTCGACGTTGATGAAGCAACACTTAATCTGGCAGTGGCGTATCCGCCCAGAGTTCGCACAGTCTGACGACTTTGACGGTCTAACCGCGAAGTATCGCGGTTATATGCGCTACGGTATCGGCTGGACTGACTGGAAGTGGATCTACGGTCAAAACCCTAGCTAAGACTGACTAGGCAGAACTGGCGGCGGGTGTCCCATGCAAGCAAACGCACCGGCCCCGTCGCTGGTTCCTTTAATTTAGGAGGAACTGGCGATGCCTACGAATTTTCCATCTGGCGTACAGAGCCGAGGAGTACCCGTTGAGGGCTTCGGCGGGATCGGGAGTCCGTTGCTCACAATGGGCAACATCTACCACGTCGACAGCGGCGCAGATACTGCCGACAACGACAACGCAGGCACGAATCCCAAACAGCCCCTTGCGACTCTTGACGGGGCAATCAACAAGACGACTGCAAGCAATGGCGATGTCATTCTGATTCACCCAGGCCATGCAGAGACAATCAGTGCCGCCGCCGCAATCACTTTCGATGTCGCAGGCGTGACGGTGATTGGCATGGGCGTTGGCAATAGTCGCCCGACCATAACTCTCGATACAGCCGCAACGACTGACATCGATGTGACCGCCGACGACGTGCAGATTCACAACGTCATATTTTCGATGAACTATGCAGACGTTGCTGGTGTGTTCGACTTGTCTGCGGCGGGCTTCGTAGTCAACAACTGCCGTTTCGTCGACGCCGCGACCAACATGAATTTTGTGGAGCTTATCGTTTGCACCACGACCAACAACGAGTGCGACAGGTTAGAGTTTACCAACAACTATGTCGACAGCCCTGATGCGGCGAATGACTGCATCGTCCAGATTGGTGGCGACCTCGATGGTTTGGTCTTTAACAACAACTACATCCAGCTTGGCACTGCGAACAACGAAAGCGTGATCCAAGTCGCGACAGGGAAAGACGTAACGAGTTGTCAGATTGTTGGCAATTACATCTACCGTCTAAACACTGCGGGCGACCTCTTGATTGACAGCGACACGTCTGATAACACGGGCATCATCGCTCACAATCGCATCGGTCACGCTGACACCGCTTCGGAGATTCTGATTGACGCCGATGGCGTTCGTCAGTTCGATAATCTCGGTGTCGCAACCGATACGGCCTCTGGATACGTTCTACCCGCCATCGATAGTTAGGAGGGTTAGATGTACGGTTATTCATCCGTTTCAATTAACTCTGGTGATACTACAGGTGGCTCTGGGGCGTCTACGAATAACAACACGTCCAGCCATGTAGTCGTAGGACAGATTTGCTCGATTGGGGTGACCTATAATGGGTCGCCCCCATCCAGCACTGATTTGGTCATAGCTACGGCAGGGAACAACGGGCCTGCGCTGACGATCCTGACGCTGACCAATGCGAACACGAGCGGTTGGTTTCACCCACGTCACGTCGTTGATAACAACGCCGGGGCGGACATCGAATACGCAGACGGCTATTCGGTCTATGACAAAGTCTGCGTCGCTGACAATATCAAAATCACCGTGAGTCAAGCTGACGACGACGACTCCGTTGATGTAGTTGTCGTCTACTATGCGGGTTCTTAATGGCTATCGAGAAGCACACCGTCAAAGTATCCACGACGGGATCTGACGCTTCGGCCACTGGTTCTCTTGTGACGGCTCTGCCCTACTGCGAACTGCTGGCGGTGCGCGTAGACTTCCATGCCTCTGCCCCAGCATCTACGGACACGACGCTGTCGTCCCCAGGCGGGCCAGTCGCCGTGACGTTGCTGACGATAACGAACTCGGCGACTGATGCTTGGTACTATCCAACGCACCAACTCGACGACAGTTCTGGATCAGCAATCACGGGCGCATATATCCCCGCCATCATTCATGGGAATCTACTCACTGAACTGGCAGGCTCTGATGCGCTAACAGATGCGCTTGTCATGACCATATTTGTGAGGGTCTAATGGCGTTCACTTATACAGCGGGAAGCTCTGCGGATCGGGATCGGGTGCGATTAGAAATCGGGGACACTGATTCGGATCGGGCTTTGTTTCAAGATGCAGAGCTTGATGATTTTCTTAGTCAAGAAGGCAACAGCATTTACGGCGCGTCAGCGCGAGCATGTGAGACATTAGCGGTTAAGTTCGCGCGGGACTTTACGTTTTCCGCTGACGGTGCTTCGTTTCAGAAAGGATCAGTGACCCAGATGTTCATGGCACAGGCAAAGCGTCTACGTCGTCGAGCGAGTGCAACGACTGTCGTGATGCCCCGCCGTGTGGATGGATACAGCGTCTATACCGACTCCGATGAAGTCACGGGACTGAACATCCTCGACTCAGGCACTGGCCTGTTCGGACGTTATTCAGATGGTTAATCGCTTATTACAAAATAATGACTTGTCATATATTCGTAATGAATCGATAAAAGCTATGCCTGACACAGTCAGCATCCAGAGGCAGACTAGGGTCGCAGACGGGCAAGGAGGCTTCACGACAAGCTGGTCGAACGCCTATCAGAACGTCGCGGCGCGGGTGATACCGAGCGGCGGATCAGAGTCTATCGACGCTGGTCGTCAAGACTTACAAGCTGACGCGATGCTGACAGTTGCCTATGACCAGTCTGTCGAACAAACGAATCGCGTGATCCATTCAAGCGGTACTTATGAGATCCGCTTCGTTGAAGACGGTAAATCATGGTCGACAGCAAAGCGATGTCAGATGCGCCGATTGTAGGTCTGCAAGAGTCACGATGTCAGACCAAGAATTGCCATATGCTGTTAGCGAGAACTCGATTGAGCGTCGACAGCGTAGTGGAAATTAAATGCCGAAGATGCAATACTATCAACGTGATCCGTCCTCAAAGATTAGACGATCCAGACGATGTCTCAATCAATCTAGTTTCTGACGGACAAGGTGGCTTCGTACCACCGACGACAACTGAATAGCATCCAGTCATAGAGGCTCTGTGAAGCCCATTAAGCGGCACGAACGCTGGCGGAAAGGGAATCCATTGCTGAGACAATCTGGAGTCCTTGTTGCCTGCGTAAGGCGCAAGGACTTTTTTCATGCCTAATGAATTTGGAGTCGACGCAACAATCACCTTCCGACTCGATCCCCGATGGCGGGAATTAGAAAGTCGCTTTCAGAAAGTTGTCGAGATTGCCGCGCGTCACGTCGAGACGAAAGCGAAAGACGATGTCCCCGTCAAAACAGGGGCGACAAAGAACTCGATAAACGCAAGCTCCGAAGGTGAGCTTTCTTGGCGGGTCGGGCCGACGACTGAATACGCTCCGTTCCTAGAGTATGGGACGCGACACATGCGTCCCATACTCTAGGAA